ACGCCAGACGGTACCGTCCATAATGGCAATATTCACAAGACCGCTGGCCTGGTCGCAGTAGAGGTCAAGATCATGTGTAGGATCGAACGTGTCACGATCCTGTTTTGACCACTCCTTACCACTACCCTGAGTGATGTTATTCTTCGTCGACCTGCCAAAATCGACCTCAATTTTCTCGAACTGGTCTCCTTCCATCGTATATTTGCCATACAACACAGCATTTACCGCCTGCATTTCTTCCACCTGGACAATGGCGTGCTCTTCCTGTTTGAGGTTATCGGTAATGATACGCAGACGGCGGTAAGCCGGATCGTTCAGTTGAGCCGGATCTTCACCAGGAAGGCGCTCAACCGCCTGCTGGTAATTAAATTCGTGTTTCGGCTTGACGTAGCCCGGACGTAACACGCGGGTTTCACCACCACGATGACGCAGCACTTTTCCTTCAACAACCGGGGAGACATAGGCCGCCACCGGCGTTTTTCCGGTAATTTTGTCCAGCATCACCTCTTCGGTATGGAAATTCACCGTACGGCGGAAAAACAGCTCCAGAAACAGCGCACGAAATTTCACTTTTTGTTCGGTATAACCGAGTAACTGGCGGGTCGTAAACAATCCCATAAATCAGTTCCTTTCATTCAGAAATCAGTCAGGCCACCGCGGTGGCCTGATAACGTGTTACGGCAGCGCCGCGTGACTCAGGGCACTGCCGGCAAAGGCGTTGGCCTTTTTGTGTTCATCCACACTTTCAGGCCAGCGGATTGCCTCCGTCGCAAAGGTCCCCGACTTGTAATAGGTCAGCGCCGTCTCTGTGCCTTCAAGCGGCAGTACCAGTATGCCAACCGCACTACCGGCTTTTTGTCCGTCCCAGACCACCAGTTTCCCGCTGGCCTCATCCAGCATCAGGGGCGTCAGTGCCGGTGTTGCCGAGGAAATCCCGCTGCTGCCTGTGGCGGTATGAGCCGGATCATTACCGGCAAAAATACGTACTTCCGCACGCTGTTCAGTGATAGTTTTCGTCACCATATTGTAAAAACCTCCTGTTGATGGTCAGCACTGGCTTCATGGCATGGCCATGAGCATTTTCACGTCCGCATCACCGTCTGCTGACGTCTGTGGCACGCCACCCTGTACCGCTGCCGGTGAATGGTTCGCCATGATGCGTTCAAACATGGCGGTTGTGGATGCAGAGACCGGTTCTGCCTTACCTGATCCCGCAGCCAGCACAGCCCGGGCGCTCTCCACAGTCATTCCCGGGCAGGCAGCCAGCTGTTCAGCCTGCGCCTCAGCCCCTTTTGCCTCATCCAGTGCCATGATCTGATCACGGAGTGAGGGTCCGGCATCCGCCTGCGGTGAAGCAGCCAGGATCGGGCGGGCTTTTTCCACCGTCATCTCCGGCATCGCCGCCAGCGTTGCCGCCAGTTGTTCACGACCTTTCGCTTCTTCACACGCCATAATGCGATCGGCTTCACTCTGCGCGGATGCCACCGGCTGCTGTGGTGCCGCCGCGGCCAGAATCGCCCGGGCCTGTTCAACGCTCATGCCCTGTTGTCCTGCCAGCATCGTGGCAAGCTGTTCACGTCCTTTCGCTTCCTGGCATGTCAGGATCCCCATCACTCGCTGGTTCTCCTGCGCGGCGGCTTCCGTTGCAGTTAATTGCGGCATAGTGCCTCCTCTGACATTACTGTTCAGCGCCGTGGCCATCACACTGATGGCATCCGACGCATTGATTAATTCATCCGCCAGCCCGGCCTCAATGCCGGACTGACCTTCAAAAACGGCGGCCTCTGTTCCCGTGACAGCATCAACAGACAGACCGGTATACATCGCCACTTTTTCAGCAAACATCCGGCGCGCCGCATCAATGCGCTGTTGCATGTCCTGGCGAACCTCTGCCGGCAACGCTTCAAACTGATTGCCATCCACCTTGTGCGCCCCTGAGTAAATCAGCGTGATATCAACACCGGCCTGCGCCAGATGACCGGCATAGCTGACATGGCTCATCATCACGCCAATGGAGCCGATACGGGATGTCTGGGTAACCAGCCGTCGGGAGCAGGCCGACGCCAGCAGCATGGCTGCAGAGCAGGCCGTGTCATTGCACAGTGCCCAGACCGGCTTCTGCTGACGGAGGCGGTAAATCATGTCAGCGCAGTCAAACGCGCCGGCGGCCTGCCCGCCCGGACTGTCAATGTCCAGCAGTACGCCCCGCACCTGGCTATCCGCCATTGCCTGCTGAAGACAGGCGACAATGCCGTCATAGCCTGTCATTCCGGAAAATGGCCGCATACCCCCCAGCCGGTGCACCAGCGTGCCGGTCACCGGCAGTACAGCAATACCGTTCACCACCCGGTAAACACGGGCCGGTCGTTTACCTCCGGCCATGTACTCGTCCGTTTCAGCCAGCATTCCGGGAGCATCAAACTGTACCTGCTGTTGTGGTACCGAAAGACTTGATGCCCCCATCTCGCGCCCGAGCGCGCAAAAGAAAACCCGCGCATAGGCGGGCTCCAGAAGCAGCGGTTCATTGAATGCTGCGGCAATAATGTGTGAAAGATTACGTCTCACGTGGTGTTGTCTCCTCTTCCGGCCTGCGACTCTCCGCTATCTGCTGCTCATACGCCTGCGCTATCCACACCGGACGTGAGAGTCCGGCTTTTTGTCGCTCAGCAGATTCCCTGACCTGCTGGCGGAAAATGTCCTGATAATCCTCGCCCATCAGCGCCAGCTCTTTCTCATACGTGCTCAGTCCGGCCTCAATGCGCATCACTGATTCCTGGACTTCCTTGAGCCCGTCAATGGCCATTCTTCCGGCTCCAATCCACTCAGCCCGTGACCAGGCTGATCGCGCCTGATAAAAATCAAAACGCGCCCGTGGCGGACGAATAATCCCCCGAAGAAGTGCCTCTTCCAGCCAGCAGGAAAACATCTGCGTGGCCAGCCGGGACGCAATAAATTTTCGTCGTCCCATAAAATAGCGCCACGACTCATTGGCGGAGGCGCGGGCACTTGAATAACTGACCTTCGAGTAATCCCGGGACAACTGTTCGTAGGAAACGCCAAGACCGGCGGCGATATACCGCAGCAGCGCCTGTTCAAGCGCCGAAAATCCATTGTCTGAATCCTGCGCAGTCTGCAGTTTCAGATCATCACCGGGGAAAAGGTGCGGAATTTTGACACCGCCCAGCGTCACGTTATTCGTGTCATACCAGCTGGAGAACTTCTCCAGAATATTAATAAGCGGATTATCCTTCTGCCCCTGCGGCGCACCGGCGATATATTCAAAGGCCTTTTCGGTATCAAGTTCACTTTCAATCGTCGCTGCATACATGGCTTTCACAATGGCCGACTGAAGCTGTGTTGCCTGCAGGGAATCCAGCATCTTCAGCCGTTCCATGACGCTGTAAAACTGATTAGCCCCACGGGTCTGCCCGTCCTCCACCGGCTCGAAAATATGCAGCATGGCCGGACGCCCGGTGGGTAGTTCACGCGGGATCCGTTCCCATCGTCCACTACCAGAGAACGGAAAATCATCCTCACAGATATGGTACGCAACGGCACGGCCATATCGATCGACCTCCACCCCGGCCCGCAGAAAACGGTTCCCCATACCGTGTCCTGGCGTGTCCACCCGTTTCGGACTCACGGCTTTAAAACGCGTACGAAACAGTTGCGTGCTCTCCGTATCCCAGACCGGCTGCACAAAGATTTCGCCGTTAAACGCATGAACGCCCACACCTTCACGGATAAATTCCGTAAACGTGCGTTTCCCTTCCACGTCGATCTCGCCAGACATCCCTTCGGCGTATTCCGACCAGGCCGCCTCCACCTCATCGACAAAACTTTTTGCTGCAGTCTCCCGCATCCCCAGCCAGCGCCAGTTCGGACGGTAGCTGATCAGAAACATATGCCCGACAATATGATCCTTATGCAGTGCCACCGCATTGGCCGCTATCCCGTTATTGCGCACCAGATCATCTGCACGGGCATTGCCCAGACGCAACGCGGGCAACAGGGCCGCATCGGCACTCTGCGCCGGTGGCAACCACTCCGCCATTTGCCCGCCAAATCCTGCACCGCCCCCGTTGTAGCTGAGGCTCTCCCGAAGCGGAACACCGTTCACATCAATCAGGACAGGCGTTCGTTTCATAACCTCACTCCCAGCGGACGACGGCGGCGGCTTGTTGTCCCCAGCACTGACTCCGCATCATTGATCGCCCGGTTAAGATCATCCAGAGAGGCCGCCGTATATTCAATTCTTCGTCCATCTTTCTGGACAGACACCACCCGTTTACCGGTTAATAAATCAAGGCGCGCCTGACGCAGCGCCTGCAGTTCAGCGACTGTAACCATTCACTCCTCCGGACAGCTTCGCTGCCAGTTCTTTCAGGGTTGGCCGGGTCGTCTCTTCTTCCCGGGATTTTGCCAGTACAGCCAGATCAAGCTGCCAGCGTTGCACGGACACACGTAATGCCGCGTAGGCATACACCAGGCAGTCCAGCGCTTCGTTACGCCGCTTTTTGTTATCCCACAGCAGACGCATCTTTCCTTTTTCCCACTTCTCCACCAGCTCTTCCGCCACCAGTTGCTGCGCCTCTGTCTGCGAAAAAATCTCCGGATCATCAGGAAAACGGATGGCATACGACGTGGCTTCATCCGCAGGCGAGGGATCGGCTTTCATACGGGCATAGAGAATTTCTTTTGCGGTGTCCGTTCCCACTTCACACAGATACACGCCCCGCTGATTGCGGGTTTTTGGCATGGTGATCACCGGCTTGCCATAGACAGATGCGCCTTTTACCGGCAGCACCCGGAAAACACCGTGTTTTTTTGATCTCTGATAAACAATTTCACCATCGATCCCCCCGGTGTCCCAGCAGACACGGGAAATAGTCATTTCGGTGCCATCCGCATGGCGGTATTTTTTGTTGATCGCCGCATCCACACGTAACAGCGTCTCTTCCTCATCAGGACGCCCCATAATGATGATTTTATCCACCAGAAAGGCTTCCTCTCCCGGAGCCCATCCCCAGACATACATCTCAAAACGGTTTCGCTGCGAGTCAATGCCCGCCGTCAGATAAACCACCCGGGCAGGCACCGCCGCCGTGTAACGCACCACCTTATCCATCAGTACCTGGTGATCGAGTTTTTCGCCCACGGCCTCTTCCCAGGTCTCGCCCAGCGTGGTGTTCACAAAGGTTTTCAGGCCGTTGGGATCTTTCAGTGCATCCAGCCAGTCATAGACAATCTGTACCCAGGTGGTGAACGGACTGTACGCCGTCCAGATATGGAACGTGATGGAGCGCGGCGGCGGAATTTCATCACCCCGGGCGCTGAAAAACGTCAGACCGTCACGGGTCCACATGCCCGTGTTTTCACAGATCCACCGCCCGTTGCTCTGGTCCAGTTCAGACTGATGGATCACGCAGCCATGATGTTCACAGAGGTAGAAAACACTTTCAGGGCTGTCCTTCTCCCATTTAAGCCCAAAAGGCGTGGACTCATCGCCAAATTTCAGATACTGCTCCTCCCCACAGTGCGGGCAGGGCACATAAAAACGCATAAAATGCGCCGACTCGTTAGCGGCTTTTTCGATCTGGCAGGTGCCTTTGATTTTAGGCGTCGAGCCGCGAATGGATTTTGGCCACACCGACCCCTCAATACGCTTATCCCCCAGCAGGGTTGGCGAGCCCTCTTTTTCGACATCCGGCTCGAACGAGGAAAGTTCGTCATAGCAGACCACGTCCACGGATTTTTCACGGTAGTTTTTGGCGGCAGCGCCGCCCAGGCACCAGAAACCGACGCCCGATGAAAAGCGTTTCAGCGTGAGAGTATTGTCACGATGTTTACGCCCCAGCCATGGGGAAAGGTCTTTCAGGCATGGCACGTTCCGAATCGTCGCCTCCACGTGAGACTTCATAAAATCTTCAGCGGCAGAATCCGTGGGCTGAAAAAGCAGACTGTTTCGGGATTTATGCTCAATAAAATACCCGACCACCCCCAGCAACATCTTTGTATAGCCAACACGGGCAGATTTAATCAGATTAACAGTGCGGATCTGATCATTCCCCATGCTGTTCATGATGGCGATCTGGAATGGCAGCGTTTTCCATTCTCCCTCACCATATGAAGATTCTTTAGGCAGATAATAATTTTGATCAGCCCATTCAACTGGCGTCACCGGCAATGCCCTTATCAGGGGCTGTAATGCTGTTGTGACAGCACTCATCATATTATTCAGTTGTTGCTCTGATATATTCATCAAGTAAATCCGGTAATTTATCCCCCGCCCGCGCACACTGATTTGCCCCCTTAGCAATAAGGGTTTTCAGATGGTCAAGATGGCGCGGTGTTAAATCAGGAAACTGTCGTTGCATGGATAAAGGGATGGAATCAAGCGTACTGGATAACGCCATTGCCAGCTTACTGAGGGCAAAAATACAGAACCCGGTGTCAATAAGTTTTCCTTTTGACACCTCATTTTTTAACTGCTGTGTAACAGCCTGTTCTGCTGTCAGTTCCCATCTGGCAATAAGCAATTTTTCCTCATAGTCGTCTTCGCTATCGCCATCAGGCACATCGTTTTTACTTCTCCTCAGATACGATATGTAAAAATCGCGCCAGGCATCCAGATCCAGTTGCCCTCGCTTATTTGATATCGGGGCACCCGGCAATTTCTGCAATCTGCGAAGCTGGCGATCGGTCAGACTTAAATGCCTGGCAACTTCAGTCTGCGTAGCCACTCCTCACCTCGCAAAAACTCTCACCTCACAATCACAACAAAACCGGTCATGTCCGGTTTACATATCTATTTTTTGTGCATGTCCGGTTCACAGAAGACCTGTTTTTATATTTTTCATATAGTTAACTTGAAGAGAAACCGGACATGGTTCCCGGAAAATTTTCATAAATAGCGAAAAACCGCGAGGTCGCCGCCCCGTAACCTGTCGGATCGCAGGAAAGGACCCGCAAAATGATAATAATTATCATCTATATGTCACAACGTGCATCTACGCCATCAAACCACGTCAAATAATCAATTATGACGCAGGTATCGTATTAATTGATCTGCATCAACTTAACGTAAAAACAACTTCAGACAATACAAATCAGCGACACTGAATACGGGGCAACCTCATGTCAACGAAGAACAAAACCCGCAGAACAACAACCCGCAACATCCGCTTTCCTAACCAAATGATTGAACAAATTAACATCGCTCTTGAGCAAAAAGGGTCTGGGAATTTCTCAGCCTGGGTCATTGAAGCCTGCCGTCGGAGACTAACGTCAGAAAAGAGAGCATATACATCAATCCAAAGTGATGATGAATAAACATCCCGGTTTCTTCCACCATCGCACCGGAAAAGCGACTATGAGGGTAACCCTGCGTCTGTCAGCACAGTAAAACCCGGTGTGCATCGTTTTTGATTANGGAAAGGACCCGCAAAATGATAATAATTATCATCTATATGTCACAACGTGCATCTACGCCATCAAACCACGTCAAATAATCAATTATGACGCAGGTATCGTATTAATTGATCTGCATCAACTTAACGTAAAAACAACTTCAGACAATACAAATCAGCGACACTGAATACGGGGCAACCTCATGTCAACGAAGAACAAAACCCGCAGAACAACAACCCGCAACATCCGCTTTCCTAACCAAATGATTGAACAAATTAACATCGCTCTTGAGCAAAAAGGGTCTGGGAATTTCTCAGCCTGGGTCATTGAAGCCTGCCGTCGGAGACTAACGTCAGAAAAGAGAGCATATACATCAATCCAAAGTGATGATGAATAAACATCCCGGTTTCTTCCACCATCGCACCGGAAAAGCGACTATGAGGGTAACCCTGCGTCTGTCAGCACAGTAAAACCCGGTGTGCATCGTTTTTGATTATTCCCGCACACTCACGCAGAAGGAATTCCCCGTCGGGCTACGGTCATGGTTAATGCGGGAATACGGCGACGATACAGCGCAGCTAAAAGGGTAATGGACAGATAGAGCGGTTTATTTCATTCCACAGGATTCTGAGTGCCCCCCTCCTCCAATAGGCTGAGCATCCACCTATATAGTTTTAATTTTCATCAATCCATTTAACTATCGTTTAATTGTTGTCACATAGGATTCTGCCGTTTTTAACAATGCAGGATAATAAGATGAAAAAAATGTTGTTTTCTGCCGCTCTGGCAATGCTTATTACAGGATGTGCTCAACAGACGTTTACTGTTGGAAACAAACCGACAGCAGTAACACCAAAGGAAACCATCACCCATCACTTCTTCGTTTCGGGAATTGGACAGGAGAAAACTGTTGATGCAGCCAAAATTTGTGGCGGCGCAGAAAATGTTGTTAAAACAGAAACCCAGCAAACATTCGTAAATGGATTGCTCGGTTTTATTACTTTAGGCATTTATACTCCGCTGGAAGCGCGTGTGTATTGCTCACAATAATTGCATGAGTTGCCCATCGATATGGGCAGCTCTATCTGCACTGCTCATTAATATACGTCTGGGTTCCTTCCAGTTGTTTTTGCATAGTGATCAGCCTCTCTCTGAGGGTGAAATAATCCCGTTCAGCGGTGTCTGCCAGTCGGGGGGAGGCTGCATTATCCACGCCGGAGGCGGTGGTGGCTTCACGCACTGACTGACAGACTGCTTTGATGTGCAACCGACGACGACCAGCGGCAACATCATCACGCAGAGCATCATTTTCAGCTTTCGCATCAGCTAACTCCTTCGTGTATTTTGCATCGAGCGCAGCAACATCACGCTGACGCATCTGCATGTCAGTAATTGCCGCGTTCGCCAGCTTCAGTTCTCTGGCATTTTTGTCGCGCTGGGCTTTGTAGGTAATGGCGTTATCACGGTAATGATTAACAGCCCATGACAGGCAGACGATGATGCAGATAACCAGAGCGGAGATAATCGCGGTTACTCTGTTCATTGCTGACCCCACAAACAGATTTCACGCTCAATCTCACGACGAGTCATGAGACCTTTCCATTGCTTACCGCCAGCATATGTCCAGCGACGTAGCTGATCACATGCGCCTTTGATATCGCCCTGGTTTATTTTGCGAAGAAGCGTCGATGTTCTGAAATTGCCAGCACCCACGTTGTAAACGAATGAGTAAAGAGCGCCGCGCGTTGTTTCCGGTATATCGACTTCGATGTACGGGTTAATTTGTCTGGCGACAGTGGCAAGGTCTTTATTCAAGAGTGCTTTGCATTCTGCTTTGGTATACGTTTTACCGAGCATGATGTCTTTTCCTGTATGCCCGTGACATACAGTCCATACACCAACAATATCTTTGTATGGTATGTAGCTGACACCTTCCAGACCATCGTTACCACTTGGGCCAGTGATTAACACTGATGCTATAGCAATTGCTCCGCCACCAATAGCAGCAGCAACGGCTTTTCGTAATGATGGAGGCATTATTCACCTCTCGCAGCCTTGCGCTTATCTTCTTTAATCTTGAAATAAAGGTTTGTCAGGTACGTCAGCAGGCCAAATACCAGGCTACCCAGCACACCTATTGCTGCCCACTGTGAGGGCGTGACTTTATCGAGCAGCTGTAAAAACCAGTAACCGGCACTACCTGCTGAGGTGCCATAGGCGACACCCGTTGTTAACTTATCCATGGATTTCATAACCCCACCTCGCAGACAAAGCGGGTGTAAATTGAGGGAATACAACGTATCGCAAAAAAGCAGAAACGTAACAGACTCGGAGTCAGTGAATAACTCAGGTATTGGGTTATCAGCTAATATCGAGACTCAAAAAATGGAAAAACCCGCTCGACGGCGGGTTTAAGCTGTGTGACGAAGTAACCACTCTTAACAGCATAACCAATTTTTTACGTACGTAAACCACTAAATGATATTTGCGAGAATGCTACCGAGTATTGAAAACACCACTACAAATACATAAACAAATCTCAACAAATAACCAACAAATAATTTCCAGCGTTATTTTTAGCCGATTTAAATTGAACCTTCAAATTATAGAGCACTTATAAATAACAGCCATTAATATAAATTGGCTAATAGATTTATTTTTATTCAGCCAAGAGCCATGAATAGGATTCGATAGAAAAAGTTCAGATAAAAATAGAGATCTACTTCACAAATCAAATGAGAAACCAAAACTTACATCTTGAAATAATCACATTGATTAGATGAATATTTATCGCGCAGTGACATCATTTTTTAATAATAGTTCAAAAAAAAGGGCTCACGATGAAAAAATTAACAGTGGCAATTTCTGCTGTAGCTGCATCAGTACTGATGGCGATGTCTGCTCAGGCAGCTGAAATTTATAATAAAGACAGTAACAAGCTGGATCTGTACGGGAAAGTTAATGCTAAGCACTACTTCTCCTCTAATGATGCAGATGATGGTGATACTACTTATGCCCGTCTTGGCTTCAAAGGTGAAACCCAAATCAACGATCAACTGACTGGTTTCGGTCAGTGGGAATATGAATTCAAAGGCAACCGCGCTGAATCTCAAGGTTCCTCCAAAGATAAAACCCGTCTTGCCTTCGCTGGCCTGAAATTCGGTGACTACGGCTCCATCGATTATGGCCGTAACTACGGTGTAGCATACGATATTGGTGCATGGACCGACGTTCTGCCAGAATTCGGTGGCGATACCTGGACCCAAACAGATGTATTCATGACTGGTCGCACCACAGGTGTTGCAACTTATCGTAACAATGACTTCTTTGGTCTGGTTGATGGTCTGAACTTTGCTGCTCAGTATCAGGGTAAAAATGACCGTACTGACGTAACTCAAGCTAATGGTGATGGTTTCGGTTTCTCCACTACTTATGAGTATGAAGGTTTCGGCGTAGGTGCAACCTATGCTAAATCTGATCGCACTAATAATCAGGTTATCTACGGTAACAACAGCCTGAATGCATCTGGTCAAAATGCTGAAGTATGGGCAGCTGGTCTGAAATATGATGCGAACAACATCTATCTGGCTACTACCTATTCTGAAACCCAAAACATGACTGTTTTTGGTAAAAACCATATTGCCAACAAAGCACAAAACTTCGAAGTAGTTGCACAATATCAGTTCGACTTCGGTCTGCGTCCGTCCGTTGCTTATCTGCAATCTAAAGGGAAAGACTTGGGTGCTTGGGGTGATCAGGACCTGGTTGAATATATTGATGTAGGTGCAACCTATTACTTCAACAAAAATATGTCCACTTTTGTTGACTACAAAATCAACCTGATTGATAAGAGCGATTTCACGAAAGCATCTGGCGTTGCTACCGATGATATCGTTGCTGTAGGTATGGTTTACCAGTTCTAATTTGATTACTAAAAGATATGTTGTGGGAGGCTTTGCCTCCCCAACATATAAGTGGCTCCCTCAAGCCACTTCCTTTAGAAGCACAACCTTGCTTCTAACTATATAAACCTTCTGTTATATATTACCCTTTATTTTTGGGGGCGTTTCAACGCCCCATTTTTAATAATTTTTAGTAAACAATTGGCATATTAATTAGAGTTATTAACAACGATATCCATCTCTAACCGGATATCTAATGCCATTAACATCCCTTCAATTATGCCCTCAGCCTTCTGTAACCTTTTCCCGATATAACCATCAGAGCAGCAATGCTTACCTGCCAGTGACATGAATGTCATACCGACTACATAATAATCTACTAATAAATCGTGCAAATCGCTGTTGTTCTTTTTCAGACGGGCCATGCACCCGCAAATGATCATCGCGTCATCGTCACAACATTGCGGGCGAGATTTTACTTTTGAAGTAATTAATCCCTTAAAACCGGCGGCAATGGACGACCAGGTCACATCTTCATGATTATTAGCCGCCCACGCTCCCCAACGCTCAAGAACCATCTGAATATCACGCATCAACTTACTCCACAAAAATCAGACCAGAACGCCAATTACAAGCAAAAATCAACGAAACAGTATTAGTTGATTGTTATCTCTGACTTCATACTCCTGCTCCTGTCAGGGTTTTGGCGTAATTCTTCAGTATTCGGTAATCGGTCAAAACAGAACCGGGGAAACGATATAAGCGCAGACGCCCCCAGCGGTGGCGAAGACGTTCTGCCATATAAAACTCAAACATCATTCATTCCCCATTTCGGTGATGGTCAGTTCCAGCCTCCCACCTTTGGTAACAGGCATCTTCACAACGCGGTAATCAACGACCTGAGCATCATCCAGCCAGAAACCTGCTTTAGTGAGTGCGTCAAAAGCGGCTTTTTGCAGATTATCCAGGTCACGGCGACGGCGATCCGGCATGTGGCACTCAATGCGGATTTTCACAGGCATAGCCAAGCCGATATCCAGCATTGCGTTTTTAATGATTCGGGCGACGTTATCGCGGTATGCCTGCCCCTCTGCGCTGACGTGCGTGCGCCCGCGATTATGGCGGTAATAGCGATTATTGCTCGGAGGCCAGGGTAATGTGATGCTGTAGGTATTCACGCCTTGATTACCCCCTCTTTCAGCCAGATAACCTGCGTTCTCGCCATACCTTCCAGCGCGCATTCTTTTGCGTACTCAGCATCGACAAAATGCGTGCGGCGGTCGATTTCGTCGTGACAGGCAGAACAGGCAATGGTGGCAATAAGGTCTGGCGGTTTAATACCGGTGCCACACAGTCCAGCCAGCCGGATATGTGCCAGTACAGACGTTTCAGGGTTGCCATTGCATACGCCAGGGATTCTTACCTGGCATTCGCGACCACGCGCTGCTTTTCTCAAATCAGCCATGATTCCTCCTTGCTGCCAGTCGCAACCATTTTTTATCAACCAGGCTGGCGGTATATCCGAGCAGTGTTGGTATTTCGGATGGTTTTAGCTCAGGCTTACGCTTACGACGATTTGGTACTCTGTAGATGTGTCCGTTCATGACACGAATAAGCGGTGTAGCCATTACGCCTCCTGCTTGTCGCGCAGCAGCTGGAACTCGCAGCTCTGCGGAATAGTCAGGTGGCAGCCAATATTCATCGCCCAGGCTTCAACCTTACACAGGAAGACATACATCTCTCCGGTATCAAGATCGGAGGTATGGCGTAACGACTGGATAGTAGTGATTTCGCCGGTTACGACATCAACCAGGTCCTTGGTTTCATAACCGAGGTATGTGTGTTTGAGAGCATCTTTTACCCATGCTGCGGTAGCGAACGATTTCCCCCTGCGGATAAGGTATTCACTGATTTCGCTGTACCACATGTGGCTAAGTGCATTCTGGGAAAGACTGCGTCTCTCGCGCCACGGTTTAAGCACCATGCGAAAGCACTTGCCGTCTTCCAAATAAGGCTGGAGCTGCTGACCGATAGCGGTGAAGTTACCGCGATGCAGTTTGATGCCGTCTTGTGGGAGGTTCACGCTTCACCTCCGCAGAGGTCAAACGCTGGATAAAGAAAATCGCAGGTGCATTTCTGCATCTGTGACGGGAGAAGATAGTTTAGATTGTATGTGCGCATAAACGTCCCCGTTTAGCGCAGAAGTCACCGGAGGAGTTCAAACTCCGGTGACTTAATTATGACAAGTTGATTATTGAAAATCAAAAGTCATTTAAACAATAATGATACCCAGCAAGAGATTTCTTATTTTAACTCATAGATCAGACAGTCAACGATTTCTAAACCATTTACCATAGAATTAGAAACGCGAACTTTACCATCGTTGACTCTAGCAAATCCTTTTAACATTTTATAAACAAAAGCTGAATCCCCCTTAGCCTCAATTGCTTCTAATGGTATCGGCTTATACTTTTTTGATATGCTATTTCTATTTATCTCACTGATTTTTCTATATATTTCTGCCGGCCCACGTTCTGAGAAGTCACTGATAACTAAAATATATCTCCAAGATAGATCTGGGTAATAAAACCACATTGCAGCATCAATAGTTAAATTCTGTAACTTGAGTTTTTTTAACAAAAATTGACCTGAGAATTCCATATCTTTTGTCAACTCTCTGCCGATTACCAGTGTGCTTTTACCCATTTCAAAACTCCAGAATTTTGGTCACCTACAGCATCAAACAATTGTTCGGCCATAGCTTTACTTATGTTATTGTCGTATCTAAATTGCTCGCTCCAGTCTTTAACGACCGACCAGTTAATCTCCAACGAAACATCATTTTTTGCGTCAGCAATCAAAATTTGATGTAAGTTGGCAATTTTGAGAAGTTGCGACAAATCATGAGTATATGAATCATTTACGACTTTTTTGTTTGGAAACTCATGTTGTAAAAATGACTTGGCAATACAGGCCTTCAATGCACATTCAACTGCATACCCACAAAGATAATATGCACCATGAAAAAAGCCATGATCAAGCAAGCATTTGGCCTCATTAAGCCTAGTGTCAGATAATGCTTCAAGGTCGTTTTTATTCATACAATTATAACTTGAATTATCCTAATTTTTATGATTATACCCTTATCAGGTATGATGTAGGAACTGAAAACAATATTGGATATCATTTTCGGTATTTCTCTGCAAATTCCAGCCCACAGGATCTCGGTGTACAATCTGTCGCTGATCGCGCAAATTTAGGGTCAATCACTTCATTTTTTGCATCAAACCCTCATTAACATCGAACGATTATAGTACAAGTAGTGTTCTTGACTTCTCATTAAACCGTCAGCATTCAATTAATTACAAAATACTAGCGGCATTTCTCTCCCGCAACTTTATTACAGCCGTTCAGAACGTAAATGCGTCAATACTCGACTCCACTTATCATCCTGCCACGGCCGGAATTTTACATGTGCCGTTTCTCTGGCAAGGATTGCCTGTGCCTTATTGAGTATCCGGGGATATTCTTGTTCGATTGAAGTGAAGCGACCGGCTTCGCGGTGTTCTGCTACCTGAAGAAGCGGAGTGACGTTTTGGCAAGCGGTTAACATTGTGTCACTTGCCCGCCATAACCAAGCAAGTGTGCAAAGTTCGTTATCAGTGAATTGTTTTGTGATTGGGGATTGTTGAATTTCTCGATCGAGAATATCCAGCACCCAGCGGCGGAATTCTTTGGCCACAGGAGTGCGGGCGAACATGGCGATCAGATGGGCGCCACGGAGGGAGAAAATGCGAGTCTTCTTACGATAATTTCCTGAGGTCGTTGATTCGACGACCTGAGACATTCCGTCAGTAAACTCATCAATATTTTTGTTGTAGATGTCGGTTACTGCTTTGGTGCTGGCATATTTTAATGCTGCCGCCAATTCTTTGCTGGTAAACCAGATCTGGTTGTTGTGATTTATAGGAGTGAATTTTACATCGCGGAATGCGAGCTGAGTGACCATAGCGATAATCTCGTTTTGAATTTGAGCTATCACCACCGACGACGCCAATCGACTGGTGGTGGACTGTGCAAGGTTGGCGTAACCGGTCAAAACGAAATCCGGCGCTTCCGAAGAAGCCCTCACACAGCCCACCATAATTTTTGTGTAGACGTGCACTGCGCATAAAAAAACCGCGAACGCGGTTATGCGTCGTTTTGATGTCCGGGACGCCAATCCCGTGTGCCGATTTTGCGGCAACGCACAGAATATAGCGCCGGATAAATAATGTCGTCAACCCTTGCATATGGGGGGCGCGATGATCACTACTACCACCATAATCGCTCCAACTGTTGCAACTACTTTAGGCTAAGACATCACGATTTCCATATCACCTTTAGCCGCCAGACAAACAGAGACTCCCTGTTCTTGGCTGCCAAAAACACCGAATGCAAAAAATCGCAGGTGTATTTCTGCATCTGTGGAGGGAGAAGAGAGTTTGGATTGTATGTGCGCATAAACGTCCCCGTTTAGCGCAGAAGTCACCGTAGTTGTTCATATTCTGATGACATGATAATTTCCTATTGAATAGAAAAAATTAACACGACTCATTCTTATGACTGGAAAAAGCAATCATGATAATAATCATTGTTGTTCCAGTTCCAAATGCAGCGAAATAATCACCAATATTTTTTCTACCGGTTTCGACTTTGATGCTATATTCTGCTAACACCTAACTAACACTACGTTTCACACAGCAATTACATGGAAATAACATGACTATCAAAGCGACTGACATAGAGATTCTTCATCGTTATGCTGAAGGGGTAATGGAACGTTCTAACCATCATGCAAAAAATGTTGGTGCAGCCGCTCTTACATTGCTAGGAGGTGTTATCTGGAAAGCCCTGCCCGGATCAATCGAGATAAGAACGTATAACGGAAGTCTTGCAAATATGGTGTGGTGGCAAAGCGAAAGAACATTAAAAAATTATGCAATCTCATACAACCATAATTCATGTGAAATTGAAATGAGAGATGAATCAGTCAAAGGTGCTGTATTATTTAGCATTTCCAACGAAACCACTCCAGAAAAAATATTATCACAGCTTTCTGAGCTTTAATTAAAGGCGGTGCTAACACCGCCCATACCATTACTCCACATCTTACGCAACTTGATAATTATGCTCTATTAAATACCCACAATATTTCATCAATGCATGGGTCAGCTACAAAATGTTTACCGTGGTAATTCCTGTTTTCGCAACATCTCAAAAGAACAATAAACACTGTATTTCTTCAAGTAACGAAGAATCTTTCTTTGCCCGTCATACACTTGCTCCTTTCAGCCCAAACTTAGCTTTGATTTCTGCGATCTTCGCCAGAGCCTGTGCACGATTTAGAGGTCTACCGCCCATAACAGGAAGTTGTTTTACTGGTTCAGGTATCGTCTCACCACGGTTAATTCGCGTTCGATTTCCACGGATAAGACTCTGCATCCGGATACAGGCCACGCTTCCGGCAATACTCGTAAACCATATCAACCAGCTCGCTGACGTTTGGCAGCCCGGCGTTAACGGATGCTTCTTCCCGGCACCATGCAACAAACTGCCCGGGTGATGGCAGAAATGGTCTATTCTGCCGACGGGCAACACGCATTCCGGCGCTCACCTGTTCCATCGTGGTGATCCCGTTTTCCCGGAAAGCCAGAACCCACTGGCGGCGGATTTCGTTCAGTTCGTTCTGGTCACGATTAGCCAGGCTCGCCGGGAAAGTTGCCAGTAACTGGCTGAATACACCGTTGATTATCTGCGCTACCTGCTGTACCTGCGGCTTTTCGTCGTACTGTTCCGGCATGTTGTTGGCGATCCGACGCATCTGCTCACGGTCAAAGTTAATCATCTGTGCGGCGATGTTTTTCATAGATCCACCCCGTAAATCCAGTCTGTGTTTGTCAGGTCGAGTTTTGGTTTGCCGACTGTCACGCCAGCCTGTTGCTTGTTCCGGTTGATTTCGAGCTGGGTCCACTTGTCGCGGAGTTTGGCCGGACTCAGCACGTTACCGGACCAGAAGTTGTCCTGGCAGGCCCAGCGGAACAGTACACACATGTCGCGGTGGTTACGTCCATCACGTTCACGCATCAGACGGATATCGTTAGCCCACCCTGCAAAATTCGGTTTTCTGGCTGATGGCGCGATGGTCTTCACCATGTCAAACATCCACTCTGCGGCGGTCAGGTCTTCTGCTGTCCCCCACTTGCTGCCGCTCTGAATCGCAGCATCCGCTTTCACCACAGGAAGGTCGTTTTCTGGCAGGTCAGAGGATTCGCCAGAATTCTCGGACGAATAAGGTTTTATATTGTCTTTTGTTAGTTTGTCTTTTGTGTTTACCTGATTCGGGTAAGTGCCTTTACCTGATTTGGGTAAACTTTTCTTACCTGATTCAGGTAAATTTACCTCTTTCAGGTAAACTTTATTTTTCTTACCTGATTCGGGTAATGTTGACCATTCACTGACCACATTATTAATGCCGATATTCCGCCCGCTCTGAATAAAAATCCCACGCTTTACCAGAACACTTTTTGCAGCAGAACACTTGTGCGGCAATATCCCGGTCAACTCGGAAAGTTGCTCGTTGCTCACCCAGTCCAGTTTTTTATTAAAGCCATATGTTTTGCGCATGACAGCCAGGAAGACCAGAAGCTGGTGCTGTGTTAATCCGGCCAGCATTACAGCTTCCAGCAACTCATTTGCAATGCGCGTATAACCATCATCGAGATCTGCCACGCGCGGCTCCTTTTGTGCCGCATCCGGCACTGGAAAATTGAATATCTCAGCAGTGTTTGCCATAATTCCTCCCGCAATGAGTGTGTTACGATTTGCACCTGAAAGTCGGTTCTGTTCCAGCAGACCGGCTTTCGCCATTTCTGAACCTGTCATATCGCCCCCAGCATGGTAGTAACCATCGCCATCAATGGACCAGCCAGCTCTGGGTCCACACGAAACATCGACACAATACCTTCACTAATTTCCTTCAGTTTCTGGTGGCGTGGTGCGTTGAGAATGACAGCCTGTTTTGCCTCACTGAGTTCCTTTTCCATTTCAGCCAACCTAGCCATGAAGCTATCCTGCTCAACCAGGTAACCGCGATATTCCAGCGGTAGTACCGCCAGAATTGCCGGGGTCAGTTCACGCACGTTATTTCGGTATTTTTCAGAATCGAATTTGTTATCGAGGAAGCGGAACAGCTTCTGGCGTGTACGGCTGACATCATCAGGGAAATCGATGGTGCCGCCGCCCTGCTCCCGATACTCATTCACAATGAGTGTGGCAACGACATCCTGATTATCTACAGCCGACCAGGCGCGGACGGCATCACGGATTTTTTCGTGGCCTGGCACCTGTTTTGTTTGAGAACGATTTATCACCGCAGTCGGGCTAAATCCGCTAGTCTGTTGGTATGGAAGTGGTTGCATAATTGACTCCTTTAGTTTGAATTGACTGTTAAGTTGATTGCTTATTGTTAAAGAGCGTGAAATGGAAATTTAAGCTGCGTTCTTTTCGGTGTGTGGAAACAACTTCGGAAGATCCGGGCGAATCTGGTATGCCTTCACTACTCCACCAGTAGCCGTAACAATGCTGCCGACATGTTCAGGGGATACCTTTGCTTTGTTGTGAAGCCACTTATAGACGGCCTGCTGTGAAACTTCGCAGGCAGCGCCCAGTTTCTTTTGTGAACCAACGATATTGATCGCTGTTTTGATAGCTGGGTTCATAACAACCTCCGTGGTTAATTTGAATCAAGATTAAAACCATGGTTGTTTTTAGTCAACAACCATTTTCGTTTGATGGAATAAAACCTTGGTTGTACATTTGGACTATGAAAACAACACTCTCAGAAAGACTTAAAGAAGCCAGATTAGCGCGAGGCCTTACACAAAAGGCGCTTGGGGATTTGGTCGGGGTTAGCCAGGCTGCTATTCAGAAAATCGAAACAGGGAAAGCTAATCAAACAACTAAAATCGTGGAGATCGCGAACGCTTTGGGTGTGCGCGCAGAATGGTTATCTTCTGGCGTTGGAAATATGTCAGACAGTACAGTGCAACCAATACAATCAACTGTCAGCCATTCCAAATACTTCAAGATTGACGTTCTTGATATAGAAGTCAGTGCTGGGCCGGGAGTCATCAACCGTGAGTTTGTAGAAGTTCTACGCTCGGTTGAGTACTCGTTTGACGATGCTCGTCACATGTTCGATGGTAGGAAGGCAGAAAATATCCGCATCATTAACGTGCGTGGTGACAGCATGTCAGGAACGATCGAACCAGGTGATCTGCTGTTCGTTGATATCACGGTTAAATCTTTCGACGGTGATGGTATCTATGCATTTCTGTACGACGACACCGCCCATGTAAAGCGCCTGCAAATGATGAAGGATAAACTGCTGGTTATCTCTGATAACAAGAGCTACTCACCGTGGGACCCTATCGAGAAAGACGAGATGAACCGGGTATTCATATTCGGTAAGGTTATTGGGAGCATGCCGCAGACGTACAGAAAACACGGATAATCAGCCGCGTGTTGATGAGGCTTTTGGGTAATACGCTGAAGAAAATACCTTATAAAAAATAACATTACGGGAAAGGCAAAAATGAGTAATAAAACACTTGTTAAAAAATCAAATAACTGTGTCGATGCATACGCCGACGCGTTTGGCTACTCTTCGTTTGGTGACGGCTCTCAGCGCCTAGGTTCAATTTCTTTTTTTCATAATGTAACTGAATGGCCTGTTGATGAAAGTGACGATGTTGAGAACATAAAGTACAACATTGCAACCATTAGAATGCCCGAAGAATTGATGCTTAAATTGGCTGACTTCATTCGCGACCAGCATGACAAAGCTAAAACAAACTAATCGTAATTAATTATGAAACACGATTATTACGAAGCTCCAAACCTAAATGATAAAATTGCAAAGGCGGCAGAATCATTTTGTTTGCACTCCAGTGCGTCTTCCCAGCTAGCAGGTATATCTGGAAAAAGATGGGACATGCTACAATCAAGTGGTAGCAGTGGGTCTGGGAGTGATAACATGCCTGAAAAAGTTGCAAAACTGGAGTCCGATGTTGCTCATATCAAACGAGACGTTGATGAACTTAAAACAGACGTTAAAGCTATCGACAAAAATATGATAACTATTCTTGCACGTCTGGACTCTATAAAAGAATCCTTAACAAACAAGCCATCAAGTGATGCTGTCGATAGAAAGATTTCAGACGCAAAGCTTGCGGTATTGCTTGGTGTTCCAGCAATCATCGCTGCAGGAACAGGACTTTATAAGCTATCAATGTACTTTTTCTTTAGTGCTTAAGAAAATGCTCGCACCCTTGCATTAGGTAAAGCGATTTTTCATTCCCCATTACCCTCGCTCTTAACCAATCATCTAAACCCGGCCACCGTGCCGGGTTTTCTTTTGCCCTCCCCTCATCATACACCGTTCAAAAAAACCACCACGACCTCGCTTCAGTTATCGCTATGCGATGCAAGTCACAAAATAAATCCATCTTAAATACAACCAGTTATATCTAAAACAACCAACAAAACAACTTTTGTTGTTGACGATAAAACAACTACAGTTTTAAATGAGTTCATCGCAACAACACAACGATACGGCAATCACCTGATTCACCGTTGCGATGACCGCTTAGATCCGCAGCTTGAATTTCAGCAGGCTTCGGGGAGTGCGAGGGATGAAACGGACGCGTGAACGTCGGTGTGACCAGCTGAAATCAACTCAACATTTCATACCTTAGTCGCTTCAACGAGGCGGCTTAGTTATGACAACCGGCGGCCATCCACCGCCTGAATACGCGCAGAAGTCTTTATATGTTCAGCAGCCCAGCTTACGGGCAGGAGTTTTTATGGTTCATCAACATTACGGAACGCAGACCGTTAATCGCGGTGCGGTCATGCCAGGAATGCTGGTCAAACGCAAAGATGGTACCTGGACTGCATCAGCTAATTTACGCGGACGACTTTATCTGCATCGCGGCATTGAGCGCACTTATACCCGTGACTTGCTCGTGGAAGTTTTTCTCGACGGACGCGGCAACGGTCTGAATCACTAATCCCCTTTCCTGTTTTCCGAATCAGCCTGGCATTCCGCGGGCGATTTTTTCACAGCCATTTTCAGGAGTTCAGCCATGAACGCTTATTACATTCAGGATCGTCTTGAGGCTCAGAGCTGGGCGCGTCACTACCAGCAGATCGCCCGTGAAGAGAAAGAGGCAGAACTGGCAGACGACATGGAAAAAGGCCTGCCCCAGCACCTGTTTGAATCGCTATGCATCGATCATTTGCAACGCCACGGGGCCAGCAAAAAAGCCATTACCCGTGCGTTTGATGACGATGTTGAGTTTCAGGAGCGCATGGCAGAACACATCCGGTACATGGTTGAAACCATTGCTCACCACCAGGTTGATATTGATTCAGAGGTATAAAACGGATGAGTACAGCACTCGCAACGCTGGCAGGGAAGCTGGCTGAACGTGTCGGCATGGATTCTGTCGACCCACAGGAACTGATCACCACTCTTCGCCAGACGGCATTTAAAGGTGATGCCAGCGATGCGCAGTTCATCGCATTGTTGATCGTCGCCAACCAGTACGGCCTTAATCCGTGGACGAAAGAAATTTACGCCTTCCCTGATAAGCAGAACGGCATTGTTCCGGTGGTGGGCGTTGATGGCTGGTCCCGCATCATCAATGAAAACCAGCAGTTTGATGGCATGGACTTTGAGCAGGACAATGAATCCTGTACATGCCGGATTTACCGCAAGGACCGTAATCATCCGATCTGCGTTACCGAATGGATGGATGAATGCCGCCGCGAACCATTCAAAACCCGCGAAGGCAGAGAAATCACGGGGCCGTGGCAGTCGCATCCCAAACGGATGTTACGGCATAAAGCCATGATTCAGTGTGCCCGTCTGGCCTTCGGATTTGCTGGTATCTATGACAAGGATGAAGCCGAGCGCATTGTCGAAAATACTGCATACACTGCAGAACGTCAGCCAGAACGCGACATCACTCCGGTTAACGATGAAACCATGCAGGAGATTAACACTCTGCTGATCGCCCTGGATAAAACATGGGATGACGACTTATTGCCGCTCTGTTCCCAGATATTTCGCCGCGACATTCGCGCATCGTCAGAACTGACACAGGCCGAAGCAGTGAAAGCTCTTGGATTCCTGAAACAGAAAGCCACTGAGCAGAAGGTGGCAGCATGATACCGGACATTATCCTGCAGCGTACCGGGATCGACGTGAGAGCTGTCGAACAGGGGGATGATGCATGGCACAAATTACGGCTCGGCGTCATCACCGCTTCAGAAGTTCACAACGTGATAGCAAAGCCCCGCTCAGGAAAGAAGTGGCCTGACATGAAAATGTCCTACTTCCACACCCTGCTGGCTGAGGTTTGCACCGGTGTGGCTCCGGAAGTTAATGCTAAGGCGCTGGCCTGGGGAAAACAGTACGAGAACGACGCCAGAACCCTGTTTGAATTCACTTCCGGCGTGAATATTACTGAATCCCCGATCATCTATCGCGACGAAAGTATGCGCACCGCCTGCTCTCCCGATGGTTTATGCAGTGACGGCAACGGCCTTGAACTGAAATGCCCGTTTACCTCCCGGGATTTCATGAAATTCCGGCTCGGTGGTTTCGAGGCAATAAAATCGGCTTACATGGCCCAGGTGCAGTACAGCATGTGGGTGACGCGAAAAGATGCCTGGTACTTTGCCAACTATGACCCGCGCATGAAGCGTGAAGGCCTGCATTATGTCGTGATTGAGCGGAATGAAAAGTACATGGCGAGTTTTGACGAGATGGTGCCGGAGTTCATCGAAAAAATGGACGAGGCACTGGCTGAAATTGGTTTTGTATTTGGGGAGCAATGGCGATGACGCATCCTCACGATAATATCCGGGTAGGCGCGATCACTTTCGTCTACTCCGTTACAAAGCGAGGCTGGGTATTTCCCGGCCTTTCTGTTATCAGAAATCCACTGAAAGCACAGCGGCTGGCTGAGAAGATAAATAATAAACGGGAGGCGGTATGCACAAAGCATCTCCTGTTGAGTTAAGAACGAGTATTGAGATGGCACATAGCCTTGCTCAAATTGGAGTCAGGTTTGTGCCAATACCAGTAGAAACAGACGAAGAATTTCATACGTTAGCCACATCCCTTTCACAAAAGCTGGAAATGATGGTGGCGAAAGCAGAAGCAGATGAGAGAGACCAGGTATGACAACCACTGAATGCATTTTTCTGGCAGCGGGCTTCATATTCTGTGTGCTTATGCTTGCCGACATGGGGCTTGTTCAATGACACCTCAGCAAGAAAACGCCCTTCGCAGCATTGCCCGTCAGGCTAATTCTGAAATCAAAAAAGCCAGACAGCATTTTCCGGATAAAAACGTCGATGACATTTGCCGTAGCGTACTAAAGAAGCACCGCGAAACGGTAACGCTGATGGGATTCACACCGACTCATTTAAGCCTGGCGATCGGCATGTTAAACGGCGTCTTTAAGGAACGGTGAACATGAAAAGCAAAATCATCAGGGAGCTACAGGCTCCTTTTTTATTGTTCGCATTCATCCTCAAGCGTATTAACCAACAATTCAGGGATTAATGGAAGATGGCAGACATCATTGATTCAGCATCAGAAATCGAAGAATTACAGCGCAATACAGCAATAAAAATGCGTCGTCAGAACTACCAGACTGTATCCGCAACTCATTGTTGTGAGTGTGGCGATCCGATAGATGAGCGAAGACGCCTGGCTGTTCAGGGTTGTCGGACTTGTGCAAGTTGCCAGGAGGAGATCGAACTTAAGAACAAACAATGGGGACTGTGATGGCCTCAAAGCAGCAAATTTCAACATCGTCCAACTGAGGTGTAAAAATGTTCAGAATCATTTTTCCTAACACCTGGTACGTCGACCACCACGGCACTCCCTGCAAAATCCTGCGTTCTACCCACAACAAAGTTCACTACATCCGAAAAGGCAGAACATGTATCGCCAGCATGTTCCGCTTTAATCATGACTTTGAACCTGTGAATAAAGCTGATGCAGATCGGACAGCAGAAGAGATCGAAACGGCAGAACACATTAAGAAGTTACGTGACATGCGTTCAAAAAGCAGAGGTAACCATGGAATCATACAGCCTCACACTCGATGAGGCCTGTCAGTTTCTTAAGATATCCAGACCAACCGCCACCAACTGGATACGAACAGGCCGCCTACAGGCAACACGTAAAGATCCAACCAAGCCAAAATCTCCTTACCTCACAACACGGCAAGCCTGCATTGCGGCGCTTCAGTCTCCGCTGCATACTGTCCAGGTGAGCGCGGGTGATGGCATAACAGAGGAAAGAAAATGTCACTCTTCCGCAGAAATGAAATATGGTATGCCTCGTATTCGCTCCCGGGCGGGAAACGAATTAAGGAATCTCTTGGCACAAAGGACAAGCGGCAAGCTCAGGAGTTGCACGACAAGCGAAAAGCAGAACTCTGGCGAGTAGAAAAGCTAGGGGATTTACCTGATGTCACTTTTGAAGAGGCCTGCCTAAGATGGCTTGAGGAAAAAGCTGATAAAAAATCTCTCGATTCAGATAAAAGCCGGATTGAGTTCTGGCTTGAACATTTTGAGGGTATAAGGCTTAAAGATATCTCGGAGGCAAAGATTTACTCTGCTGTAAGCAGAATGCATAACAGAAAGACGAAAGAAATATGGAAACAGAAAGTTCAGGCCGCCATCAGGAAAGGTAAAGAACCGCCTGTTTATGAACCAAAGCCAGTATCAACTCAGACAAAGGCAAAGCATCTTGCCATGATAAAGGCCATTCTCCGTGCTGCAGAACGCGACTGGAAGTGGCTGGAAAAAGCGCCTGTCATCAAGATACCAGCGGTCAGAAACAAGCGAGTCAGATGGCTGGAAAAGGAGGAAGCAAAACGCCTTATTGATGAGTGCCCCGAACCACTGAAATCTGTCGTCAAGTTTGCGCTGGCAACTGGTCTGAGAAAGTCGAACATCATAAATCTGGAATGGCAACAAATCGACATGCAGCGACGAGTTGCCTGGGTGAATCCAGAAGAGAGCAAATCAAACCGCGCCATTGGTGTGGCGCTGAACGATACCGCCTGTAAAGTGTTGCGTGATCAAATAGGCAAGCATCACAAATGGGTGTTTGTACATACCAAGGCGGCTAAGCGAGCAGATGGAACATCAACGCCTGCGGTCAGGAAGATGCGCATCGACAGCAAGACATCATGGCTATCAGCTTGTCGTCGTGCAGGAATTGAAGATTTCCGTTTCCATGACCTCAGACACACCTGGGCAAGCTGGCTGATTCAGTCAGGCGTCCCATTATCAGTGCTTCAGGAAATGGGCGGATGGGAGTCCATAGAAATGGTTCGTAGGTATGCTCACCTTGCGCCTAATCATTTGACAGAGCATGCGAGGAAAATAGACGACATTTTTGGTGATAATGTCCCAAATATGTCCCACTCTGGAATTATGGAGGATATAAAGAAGGCGTAA